ACAGCACAAAGCTGGTTACGGAAAGCGGCGAAGAACTGCCATTCGTGTCACGTTGCGTCGTCACATTTGAACCTGAGAGCCTTGTCACTGCCGAACTGACAATGGCCGTTGCGTGCGAAGAAGTTTGGGCTTTGGCGGTCATGAGTGAGGCCAGCTTTCTTGAGGCCGCAAAGCGGTATGGCTACCGGGTCGAAAAGACCGCCTAACCAATGGCCCGACCAACCCGCCTGACACGCGAACAACGCCGCATCGTTCGCGGCCTGATTGCCAAGCACGGGCCGCTCATTCGTGAGGCGTTCGAGGCGGCGATACAGAACGCGCGCGGGGCGCTGGACTTCGCAGCACTCGTGCGGGCGGTGGAGATCGGAGACTTGAACCGGGCGGCGGAACTGTTGCGGCTTAATCAGGCGATGCTTTACCCGCTGGAAGAGGCGATACGCGCGGCCACCGTCGCAGGCGGGCTGTCGGTGACACTGCCCAAGGGCGTTGCCGGGGCTTTCAGCTTCAACGGGCGTCACCCACGAGCGGAGCAGATCATCGCAGAAACCGGGGCGCGGCTGGTGACGGAGATCGGCAGTCCTGGCGTTGAGCCTATCCGTTCCTTGATCCTACAGGCGCAGCGTGAGGGCGTTGGGGTGCAGACTACGGCGCGGCGGCTGGCAGGGACCATCAACCGCGCTACTGGCGTGCGCGAGGGCGGGATCATGGGTCTGGACGGTCCACGGGCGCAGCGTTCCACAAGAGTGCGGGAAATCCTGAGCGACCCTGGCCAGATCGCGCAGTACTTCAAGGGCGACAAGCCGCGCTACAAGTCTACAGATCGGCGCTTCGACGCGATGGTGCGTAAAGCCATCGCCGAGGGGCGGGCGCTACCGAAAACGGATATTGAGCGCATTGCCAAGCTGCACGATGCGCGGCTGTTGAAAGCACGGGGCGAGGCGATTGCGAAGGATCAAGCCTTCACCGCACAAGCCCAAGGGCGGCGCGAGGCATACGCGCAGTTGATGGAAAGCGGACAGCTAGAGGCTTTGGAAAAGACGTGGGACCATGCCACGCTGAAAGACCCGCGCCACGATCACCGGGCCTTGGACGGCAAGACCATCGCGTTTGACGAGAAGTTTGTGATGGATGACGGAACGCGCATGGATCATCCGCACGATCCCGACGCGCCAGCGCATCACAAGCTAGGGTGCCGGTGCGGGGTGATATACCGGCCCAAGTATCGGAAGCCGGGGCGTTGATTTTTGAAGGAAAACCAGTAAGATAAACAGGCCGAGCGGTGCGTCAACACCAACTCGGCCCTAACCCCAACGGATCGTCAGAGGATCACGTCATGGCTAAAAAGCCCTTACCCTCCCCGGAGGTTCTTCGTCAACTTTTGAGATACGAGCCTGAGACCGGCAAGCTGTTCTGGAAAGAGCGTAGCCCAAAATGGTTCAAAGATGGGCAGAAGTCGGCATCGCACAACGCTGCTGTCTGGAATGTGAAGTATTCTCACAAAGAAGCGTTCACGGCAATCGCATCGCATGGCTATCGAACAGGCGCAATTTTTGATCGGAAGTACCTTGCACACAGGGTGGCGTGGGCGATTGAAACTGGAATGTGGCCCCGTGAAGAGATCGACCACATAGACGGCGATAGGCTGAACAACACCTTCGGCAATCTTCGCGAGGCGACTAGCAGCGACAATTCACGGAATTTAAAGCGATTCTCAAACAACACATCGGGCGTTACTGGCGTGATGTGGGATAAAGTAAAATCAAAATGGGTGGCCCAGATTTACCTAGGCCAAGGAAAGACAAAGTGGCTGGGTTCTTTTTCTTCGGTGGAGGAAGCCGCAGCAGCGCGGGCGGCCGCTAATATCAAATTCGGATATCACGAAAATCACGGGAGGGATTAGATGGCCCGCTCTTTCACCGCCCAACTGGACGACATTATCGACCTGACGCTGGACGATATGGAATGGGTCATGCGCCAAGCATCAGCGACGTGATGGAAGGCGCGCAGCAAACGCAGATCGGCTTCGGACAGGGCGCTACGTCCTTTGAGGTCGGCAAAATCCCGGTTGATACTGGCGAATTGGTCAATTCATTGACCGTCGATGGCGCAAAGGGCGCAGACGTGACGGTCGCCATCGCAGGCTTGGAAATCGGGGACACGATGCGGTTCGCTTGGACCGCGCCACACGCCTTGCCCATTGAAATGGGATGGACAACGTCGACAGGCCGCAATGTGCCGGGTCGCTTCTTTATGTCCACCAACGCGGCCAAATTTCCCGAGCATGTGAATCGCCGCGCCGCAGAGGTCAAGCGATGATCTCCAACGTCGCCATTTCCAACGCGCTCGGGCAGCGGCTCATGACGCTTGTGCCGGAACGCACGGTAATTTGGCCGAACAAAGACGTTCCGACTGGCACGACAAAGCCATACCTGATTTTCGATTTGGTGCCGGTCAGTCGGACGGATGACACGATCAAGGGCGGGCACGGCGTCAACCGGGGTTTTGCTCAAGTCACCGTGATGTCTGAACTAGATGAATTTGCCACTAGCGCGACCACCATTGCCGAGAACATCGCCGCGCTGTTTCCCTACGGTCTACGCCTCACCACATCAAACGGGGCAAAGGTGCTCATCAACCAACCGCCCGAGGTTCAACAAGGATACCCGGACGGCCCCCATTGGCGGGTTCCAGTGCGGATACCATACGAGGCGCGGTCTTGATCACCGTCGCCTGTGTGCTGCGTTCAGGGGGGCGCTACAGCGCCGAGTGGGTCGCCAAGCTGCAAAGGGGTGTTGAGCGGCACCTGACTTCGCCACACCGCTTCCTGTGCCTCTCTGACGTGGACGTGCCGTGCGAACGCATCCCGCTTGAAACAGATTGGCCGGGCTGGTGGTCTAAGTTGGAAATGTTCCGGCCTGACCTTTTGACCGGGCCAACGCTCTATCTGGATTTGGATACCGTAATCGTCGGCAGTCTCGACGCCATCGCGGCGCACCCGCACACCTTCACGATGGCTCACGAGTATCACCAGCCGCACCTGTTGTGCAGCACGGCAATAGCCTGGACCGGCGATCACTCGCACATCTGGCACACGATGCACCTGATGAGCGACGAACGCCGCGCACGGTACGACAAGTGGGAAGGCCAGCGCATCGGCGATCAGGCTTTTATCGAGGACTGCATGGATGGACGGCATGTCGACACGTTCCGTGACTTGTTTGGAGATCGGTCAATCGCAAGCTGGAAAGTGCATTGCCGGGACGGACTGAATGGCGACGAAGCAGCGGTAGCGTTTCACGGCTCACGAAAAATGTCGGACCTGCTGCATATCGACTGGATCAAGGAAAACTGGATATGAGCTATATCGAACATGACGGCTTCCTGTGGCCGGAAACGGACGCGCATTGTCACAAGGTGATCCGCGACGAACTCAAGGACATCGACAAGGCATTGGCGTTCGATGGCCGGCGCGGCGTTGCTGTCCAGGCAGGCGGGAATGTCGGGGTCTGGGCAGCGTATCTCGCAGATCTCTTTGAGACGGTCTACACCTTTGAGCCGGACCCGGACAACTACCACTGCCTGACCCAGAACGTGCCGGAGAATGTCATCCACCAGCAAGCCGCGCTCTGCAATCGCCCCGGCAATATCCGTCTTGAGGTCGATCCGAAGAACGTGGGCGCGCACTATGTCAACGGGAAGGGCAAAATTCCGGCGGTCACTCTCGACAGCCTGAACCTGCCCGGCTGTGATTATCTGTGCCTGGACATCGAGGGTTTCGAGCCGTTGGCGCTGCAAGGTGCCGAAAAGACGATTAAGAAGCACAAGCCGCTGATCCACCTCGAAGAAAAGGGCTTGTCCGAGCGGTATTATGGCATCGCCAAGGGAACGGCAGAGGAATGGCTGACCGGCCTTGGCTACTCCGTGGTCAAGAAAATCCGCAAAGACATCATCCTGTCGTGCGAACCTGTCTTGTCCTAGGCGGCGCGGCCTGTCTGCACGCCGATATTGAGGCGTACACCGGCACATATGAAGGCGTTGTCGCTTGCAATGATGCTGGGGTGATTTGGCCCGGTAAACTGGATGGTTGGGCGACGCTCCATCCCCTGAATTGGACCCGCGCCAAGAACGCTTGGCTGCAAAAGCGGCGTGACCTCGGACTATCCGATGCGTGGCTCTACACACACGACCTGCGCCACGCACCTAACGGCGTAATTCAGACGCCGTACAGCTTTCCGGGTCAGGAACACAGTGGATCAAGCGGCATGTTCGCTGCCAAGGTGGCGCTGGTTGATCTGGGCTTTGACCGTGCCGTTCTGTGCGGCATTCCCATGTCACCGATGAAGCACTTCACCGGCCAAGACCACTGGCACAAAGAAGCGGGACAGCGGGAATCGCGCTTGCCTGACCGCTA